ATCATTTAAGTCTCTCCATAAAATATTTCCTTTTCCTGTTGAACATACGAAACATCTCATAGTTTCTTTCTCTCCAACATTTACATAAATAATTTACTAAAATTTTATAAGCCTCTGGGTAAGTATCTGCCAAAGGCTCTGTAAGTTTTAGTATTTTTTTCATAGAACCTCTTCATAATACAAATCATATTTCTCTTCTCCGTATTGTTCTATAAATTTTTGTCTTTCTTTTTCAGCTTTTTTTTGTTCTTTTCTTTCCTCTCTTTCTATTTTTTCATTTTCCTTATCACATTGTTTTTCATACAAAGTATCGTAAATTGCACCAGACCTAATACGACAATGGACTTTCTTTAAAAATTCTTTCTTTGGAAAATTTTTATCTTTTTTAATTAATAAATTTATAATTGTTTCAACAAATTCTGATTTAGGTGTTTCATAACCATCACAAACTGATGTCCACCACCTAAAATTAAATTCTCCATCTTCGTCTCTTTCAGATTTTATATCATTACATAAATCTATTAAAAATTTATATTCTTGTTTCATAGTTCCCTCGCATGATGAGTTAAGAAACCCTCTTGATATGCTTCAAACTCCATAATTTTAGATTTTGTACTATCTTTAAATTGTGTAGTAATTAACATACCTTTACTTTTATAATATTCTAATACTGCTTCTAATACTTGTTCAGCAGTTTTTTCTTCTTTGCTATGTTCTTCAATAACTTCCCAAATAGTTTTAGTCATTTTTTTCTCCAAGTTTTAGTTGTTGTAAAACCTCTTTCATATAAGAAGTTTTATTTAAGTGTCTCCAATTTTTAAGCATCTTCCTATAAGTTACTTTCCAATCTGAGATATTACATTTAGCATTATCAAATAAAGCAATATTACTTTTTAAATAATTATATTTTGTGTGTTCACTAGGATTTGGAATATAAGAATTTTGTATTTTATATTTCTTATGTTCTCCATTGTAGTGATAAACACAATGATAATACTTATGTGATTTTTTTACAAAGAATGGGTAAGTCCCACAATCAATTAATTTATACATTTTTTTCTCCTATAAATATTGTACCAATAAAAACATTGATACATTTGTAATAAAAAGTATTAGTGCTAATTCACTAGACATTATTGAGCCACCTTTAATTTTTTATTTCTAATTTTAAAAGCTATTTGATTTTCAATACTCAATCTTAATTTATCATAAGCCGCAATTCTTGTTTCAAGAATAGCTTGTCTATGATGCAAGTCTTTTATTTCTCCTAATAATAATTGGTAATGATGATCGTTAGCTAATTCTAATTCTAATTCTTTTTGTATATTCATAATTTTTTTCTCCATAATATAAATATACAGATAAACATTTATACAACATAGTCAACACATATATTCACATTATTTAACATTTAATTAATTATTTGCATATTTTCGCTATTTGTTCTATTTGTTATTAGAAGTATTTTTCATAAAATATTCCTTCCGAATGGCTGGTCGCTGTTTTTTTTAAATTTTTTTCTCCAAATTAAATTTCTTTAAGAATGACCAGCCTTTTGCTATATTTAGTATGTGAAAGAGTCCGACATACAAATAGAGGTAGTAGATTGGTTTAAATCTAAGCAATCAGAATACAGGTTCAGAATATTCTCTGTTCCTAATGAGGGTCAAAGAAAAGTGTGGTTTTTAAACAAATTAGTAAAAATGGGACTAAAATCTGGTGTTCCTGACCTAATACTTGAGTTTCCTAAGGGTCGTATGGTTTATCTTGAGATCAAAGCTGAAAAAGGAAAGTTATCAGAAACACAGCAAAATTGGTTAAAAGTCTCTAATGTCTTTAAAACACCCCACTACATCATAAAAGGCTCTGTAGAGGCAAATTTAAGCGTTTTAGAGGGGGTTCTGGGTTTGTTCCCTGATGCCAAGATCAAATCTGACAAAAATCCTTTACAACCCCAAGAGGAATAACATTTCTGTCTCCAAAACCACCATCTAGGCTGTAACTAGCAAAAGTATATAAATTGTTCTTATCTTTCTTAAAAATAAATGCGTAAGTAATAATCTCTACAGGTTTCATTTTAGTAAATTCTTCTATCGTTCCTATTGTACTATCGCCAATAATATCAAACCAACTGATTTTGTGTAAATAATAGCTTTTATTATCTAGGACTATTCTATTTTCGCTTTTTCTTTTTTCTTCTTTTTTTTGCACTTTTTCGTCTCTTACGCATAGGTCTTTTATCAATCAAAACTGCAAGTGTAGAAGTTGTAGTAATCCCACTCATTTCTTTTTTCTCTTCTTATGAGCTGAGTTTTTCATCAACCGCCCATCAGGCATATAATGAAACCCTTTAGGCGGTTTTTTCTTTTTCTTTTTCTTTGCCATTATCTCTTTTTCTTTTTCTTCTTCTTTTTTTTCATAATGGCTTTTTGTAAGCCTTTTGGCAACTTTTTCTTTTGTCTAGCGGTCATACCGCCACCATAATGACTTGGCATAGCTATCTCCTAATGTAAAATATAATTATGTACTCCGATTGTTATTACCACAATAATAATCGCTTGAACCCACCATTTTAAAGATAAAAATGAGTCCCACCATTTTTCTATCTTTTGTTTCATCTTACCCCCTATTTTGTAAGTCCCTTAGCTTTTTCAAAACTTCTTAAACCCCCAAGACCTAACATTCCAAGTATTAAAGGCATAAGTTGACCAAGATCAAGGACAACCCAATCTACTTTAACTGAGAACATTTGTAAAATCATATCTAATATTGGTTGAAATAGATAAACATATCCTATGCTTAAACCAGAAATCCAACCTAAAAATGGTCTCCAGCCAGAAACAAATATTGACCTATGACCAGCTTCTACTTTGTTTATATCTAATTGTTTTTCTTTTAGTTTTGCATCTATCTCTTTCATTTGAAGTTTTAGCTTTTCTTTCTCTTCTCCTGAAAAATGCAAATCATCTATTACTGTTCCAACAGTTTTAAGTGTGTCTCCACCAAATATTTTACCTAGCACCATATATTTTTCCCTCTTCTTGTAATTGTTTACTTATTTTCATCATCTTAGTTCTAAGATCATCATGTTGATATTTTTTACGCATCTCATTCACATAAGTTTTCTCTTCAAAAGTCGTAATTCTTTTCTTACACTTTCTCAGGTCAATTCTCTCATTCTCTTCGCCAATCTCTCGGCTCTCGCTGGTGTATGTTTCTTTGCCCATAAACTATCTAACATTTCGTTTGCCGCACTATCATAATCTTTTTTGCGTAAGGCTTCAAACATTCTCTTAAATTTTAAGACCTTAGTTCTCCCAAGTTGATATAGCATTAACACTAATATTTCCTTAGCTTGGTCTACAATATCTAAATCTTTAGTAATAGTTTCCATATCCTGTAAACTTATTTTAAAGTCATACTCAAAAATTTTTTCTAATTCTTTATTATCGTAAACTTTTCCCTCAACAAAGTTATCTAATGGTTTAACTAAATGACCATAACCTATTGTGCCATAGCCTAAATGGTCAAAGTAAACTTTATTTGAATAACCTTCTTCTTGTTTTATTTCTTCTTTCATGGCTTCTAAATTCATCTTGTTCCTCCTATACCTAAATATATTTCTTCTTCTTCTTGTTTTAATTCATGCACTGCTTTTTTCAAATATACAGCCGCATCTAATAATTCTTCTATACTATTTTCTATCGCTTGTATCTTATTCATTCTGGCTGACTTCATAGTATTCTTGTATTTGATAATACCTCTATTTGACCTATCAGCTAGTTGGTTCATCAGTTCTGTTACTATTGGGTCTTTCGTCTTTTTTTCTTTCATACTTCTCCTTTAGTTCTAGCATAGATATAAAGTTATGTCCCTGAACATGACCATCAGCCAACAACAACTGACTTACTCCATAACTCCAACCATTTGCACTATTTTTAGCATAACTTTCAACATGACCATAGTCCATGCAAGTCCCTACATTCACAATCTTAACATAATTACCTCTACCCAGCTTTGAGGCTCTCCATGATCTTTCTCTATGGCTATGACCAAAAACTATATCATGCGTTGCACCATTTGAAACCTGACTTGCCTCTGCTAACTTTCCCCCAATCTCTCTACCCATTTCATTAAGAGGAACATGAACAAAAGCTACTCCTTTTATGAAATAAAAATCTCCATATTGAGATATTCCCCAACCTTTTTCCATAAACATTCTTTCATATTGCTGAGAAAATGCACCTACAACTTCTTTGTTTTCATTTTCATATCTATACAATCTTTGTTCATGGTTGCCTAATGTGTAATGTTTTATAGGTTTTACATCTCCCATACCCTCATACAATAATTCTAAAGCATCTCTTGTAGCATTAATGTCAGCTAGTATTGGTGGTTTCTTTTGACCTTTTACAGTATGGTTTTTATCAAATGTAGAACAACTATCAAAACTACAAAAATCGCCTATACAAACAAGATGGTCAGGATTGTATTCTCTTATCTGTCTGCCTATCCAATAAAATCTTTCATGGTCTTGCTCAGGGGAAACATGAGCATCAGGAATTACAAAAACTTTTGTTGGGTCGCTAAATGTGTTTCTTTGTGCTGGTATTCTTACAACAGGCTTTTTATATTCCTCAATAATTATCTGAGGTTTTACTTCTTTATATCTTTCCCATTCTATTCTCCAATGTGAACTATCTAAAGCTAATTTTTCTATTTTATCTATTTTTCTTTGAAGAGTAGTTCTAGGGATTTTAGTAACTTCTTCTACTATTTTCTTTGCACCTTTAGGATTATGAGGGCCACCTGTTCCTAATGGGGGATAACCCTTATCAAGAGCCTCATGAAGTTTTTCTTGGATAAGTTTGAGTTCGTCCCACTCTTTATCGTCCATCAGCCAAACATACGCAATACCCAACTCAAAAATTGAGTTCCAACCATAAATGCTATCGCCCACAAAATATAATTATTCAGTCGGTCTATGTCTCGTTGCATATGTTTTAAATGATTGTTTTCTAACAAATCAAGTTTGTTGTAAATGTGGAGGATATGCTCTTTAGTAGTTTTAGGTGTTAATTTGCTCATCTTTTATACATTTCATAAGTAAACCAATTTCTTTCTCTATTAAATCGTCATTAATAGTTTCAATTACATTATCAATAAAAATATCGCAAGATTTTAAATCGTCAAACTTTATATGTAGTTTACCATCATACGCACAAAAGGGTGTAATAGAAATATTATAAATACAAATAACAGTATGAACTAACCACATTACCCTTGTTTATTATATTTTTTCCAAGACTTCAATTTATGTTTGTTTTTTGGTTTTGATCTGGTGCTATTTCCAATACTTGTTCTCTTCTTTACTTTATCAAAGATAGATTTAGTATTCTCTTGTTTAGCCATTCATTTGACTAAGAGGATTTTCTAATGCAAGTTTTATTCTTTTTTCTATTTTTTCTTCTAGTTCATTCATGGATT